CCCTGTGAGGGTGGTCCACCAAAGTTCTGTCCCGTCTCATTGGAGCCGTGGTTTGGTCTATATTCCTGTGAACTGAAGCTCACATAGTCGTTCTGACCAGAGAGAAGTTCTAGTGGGTATTGTAAACTCATGACTGCTTAAACAGAGCGATTGGGAGTTTGCCGACGGTGTTTAGTTCGTCGTCGCGAACTTCATAAAGATTGGTTATAACCTCACCCCAAGTATAACGCCTTGGGCCTGCGTGCATGTTCCAGCCAGTAAAGCCCCAACGGAATATTCCAGTGACGACAACGAGAGGGTGTTGGTCGTATGTTATTCCTTTGGTCTTGGCTCTATAGACGAACACATAGTATTTATCCACCTCAGGAACAATCACTGAGGGGGTGAGGACCTCCAGCAATTCTTTCATTATGGATGTCGGTGACTTTCCTGCTGACGTTGCTAAGATTTTCTTAGTTCTGTCCATCAGAAGAACCCAGGGCGACTTTGGATTCCCAGTCCTTCGTAGTTGATGTTATAACTCTCGTATGTAAATTGGACTTGGAACTGTGTTACTGTGTCGGTTTGTTCCGTGCTTAGAGCCACTTGGCCAATTGAAACTGGGTATGCGTTCAGGAAATTAACTCGCATAGCTTCCGTTAATTTGTCTTCCCTCTCTGAAGATAAGTCTTCGTTGCCTTCACCTGGGAACTCTAGTTTGATGAGTTCCATGTCTCTGGTGTAGGTGTTGTAGTATCTCATTCTCTGAGCCCTACCACCAGTGCCTTGTGACTGGTTGGCATTTAGTGCGGTCATATCAAACCACTTCCGGATATCCTGATAAACTCGGAACTCAGGATCTGCAATTACGTTGATAGTAAAGGGCTTTGCGTAGATAATTGCAGTTGGTTGATCGCGCACGATGCCCATATACTCGTGTCCCGCAACCTTTACCGAGTTGTGGCGGATCTCTGGAATTGCAGTTGTGGTGCAGTAGAAGTCCAGATAGTCATTGGTGTTGGAACTTACCAATCCACCTGGTAGTCTTACTGAGAAGAGTGTTGGCCTGGAGGGACCTCTGTCCATCAGTGCCATGGCCTTTTGGTATGACATTCTACCTAAATATGGGTGTGTAGATATTTAGGCGGGATGGGAAAGTATCACCAAGGGAAGTACCGTCCACAGAATCCAAAGAAGTACAAAGGTGACGCCAATAATATTGTTTATCGTTCCTCCTGGGAAAGAACTTTCGCTAAGTGGTGTGATCTCCAAGAGAGTGTACTGAGTTGGGGTTCGGAGGAGAAGTGCCTGTGGTATTACGACCCAGTCAGTAAGAAGAAGAGAAGGTACTTCCCCGACTTTATTATCAGGGTGAGAGAGAGTGACGGCCTTATTGTCACTCGTATGATTGAAATTAAACCACACAGTCAGGTTGTGGGCCCCCCAACCAACCCCAAAAGAAAGACCAAGGCTTGGTTGAATCAGGTCCACACTTATGTTACAAATATGGCTAAGTGGGATGCGGCGCGTGAGGTCTGTGAGAACAGAGGCTGGCAGTTTGTCATCGTCACTGAGTATGAGTTAGGGCTTAAAAAGCGCAAGTAAGTCTGTTATACTCAACCTAAATACAGTATCTAAACTATTCTTTATTATGGCTCTCCCCAAGCCCTCGCGCCCGGAGTACACTGCCACGATTCCTTCAACCGGTAAGCGAATTAAGTATCAACCCTTCAGTGTTAAAGAAGAGAAGGTACTTATTCTTGCCGCTGAGTCGCAGGACCTTGATGAAGTTAGCAACGCTATCGCTAATGTTCTGAGTAAGTGTGTAACCTCTCCCGCTGACTTTGACGTTCAGAATCTTGCCCTGTTTGACATTGAGTTCCTGTTCCTGCGTGCTCGTGCCAAGTCCATCGGCGAGACTATCAAACTGAATATTACTGACCCCAACGACGAAACTTACACTGTCCAACATGAACTGGACATTGATAGCATCAAGGTTGAGAAGAATAAGGATCATAAGGACTTGATTGAGGTCAGTGAGGGGTGTAAGATCAAGATGCGTTATCCTGGTCTGGAGTTCTTTGCCGAAGGCTTGAAGGTTGATAACATCCAAGAGAGCACCCAGACTGTTGCCAAGTGTGTTGGTCAGTTGGTTATTGGTGAGGAAGTCTACAACCGAGAAGACCTCACTGAATCTGAGATTGAAGAATGGTTGGATGACCTGACCACTGCTCAGTACGCTAAGATCATGGAGTTCTTCACCACCATGCCTAAGCTTAGCCACACCATCAAGCTGAAGAATAAGAAGACGGGAGAGGACTTTAGCACGGTTTTGGAGGGACTGGCTGATTTTTTCTAGTAACAATGATGCACACTAACCTCGTGCATCATTACGAAAGGATATTCGCTTTCAAACAGTATCACAGCTGGAATATCTCTGAGATTGAGGACCTCATGCCTTGGGAATTTGATGTTATGACTTCATTGCTCTCCAACTATCTGGAGACTGTGGAGATGAGAAGAAAGCAAGCACAGGCCTCCGCCGGAGCCTGATAAATAAACTTGAGATCTCCCCTGTGGTTTGTGGATAACATCTTAGCCCAGATATATAAGACATCAGAGGCCACCAACAAAACGGTGGTCTCTATTGATGCAACTATGCAAAAGTTGCTCAAGTTGGAGACGCTTGAGTATAAGAAAGAAGAGAAAGACCGTAAAGATAAGGGACGGGACCGTCGTCGTGAAGCACAGTTGGCCAAGAGAAAGGCTGGCGACAAGAAGGGTTTGTTCGGCGCCCTATCCAAGAAAGAACAGAAGAAAGAAAAGAACACCATGATGGACCTCCTTAAAGGGGTTCTGGGGACCCTTGGTGGTGGTCTTATGTCCGTCCTGGGTGGTTTGGGTACCCTCGTCGGTGGTGCTCTTACGGCGGCTCTGGGTGGTCTGGGATTAGGTTCCTTGTTGACAGGAGCCCTAACCTCACTAGGACCAGCTCTTGCTGCTGCGGCAGCGGCAGCAGCTGCAGCTAAGACTGGGTCTACTGCTAAGGGGACTGTTTACCGTCAGGCTGGCGGTACAGGTAAGTCTAAGGAAGGTGTTGGTTTTGACCTCCAAGACATCAACGACCTGAAAGAGAAGTTCCGTGAATTTAATACCAAAGTACGAGGTAATGGTGTCCTGGATGGCTCCGCCCTTGAGCAGTATCAGAGATATGAACAACTGGAGCAATCCATGCGTTCTGCTAAGTCGGCTAACGACGAGGTCTATAGAATTTCACAAGAGATTGAGGAACTCAAACTCAAAGAAGGAAACTGGGATAAAAAGATTGCGGAACTGGAGAAACAGGCCCAAGAACAACAAGAGTTAAAAGAAGAACACCAGAGGAAGAACACAGAGCTACTTGAGGAGCTGCAGATTTCGGATAGGGATCTGATTCAACATCAGATTAATCAGGGCCGCCGTGATATCAATAACCTCCCTAAAGGTTATGAAAGGAGTAATTTCAAAGACCGCCCCTGGGGAACTGGGGCTAAAAGTCAGTGGGAATTCAACACCTACGGCGACGAGGTTGGTTCTAATACTACACCAGTCTTTACTGCTCCGGTTCAACGCCAAACTGGTGGAATGATTCCCACTCTGTTGGAGCCCGGTGAGAAGGTCTTTATGCCTGGCCAGTGGGACGCCAGTATTCAGGCACTCAACGACGCCATCCCTCGCTTCCAGAACGGTGGTCTGGTCGGTGACACCACTCGCCGCAAGGACGCTCCAGAGGGTGAAGAGCCTAGGTCCTCAGGGAGTGGGGCTTCTGGTGTGCAAGCAGTACTTAAGGCGGCAGAGGCAAACATTGGCTTGAGCGCCGGTATAAACATGCAGTGCGCCAACACAACTCGTGCGGTTCTTAGGGAAGCTGGTCACCCAGCTGCCGATAAACTCACAGGGACTGGAGACTTGGACCCTGCCGGTATGCAATGGGTTGGTCCAGGTACTGCTGCAGGCTTCGCTGGTACTGATATGGGCTCTGTCACCCAAGACATGAACGCCACCAAGGCTGGAGACATTATTCTTTGGAAGAACACCTTCTCATCCATGGGTGGAGACGTTCCTGGTGCTATTACGCACGTCGGCATTAAGGGTGAAGGTAATACGGTCTACCACCACGGCATGGGTCCTGGTTGGAGGAAGACCGGATTCGGAAATAGAGGTGGATATGATAAAAAGCACTTTGCTTATGGTATTGACTTGAACGGTGAGGCGACCGGTGTGACTGGCTCTCGCCAAGGTGGCGGTGGCGGTGGCGGTGGTGCCGGCGGCGGCGGTGGTGGTGGTGCCGGCGGTATTGGTGGAATGACACTAGAATTCCTCAAGAGTATTGGTCCTATTGGTGGTTTTATTGCTGGGATCGGCGAGGGGTTGGGTGAACTATTGCAAGGCATCGACTTCGGTGCCCTTGGTATTGGTGCCATGGGTGCCGCGTCTGGTATTGCTGGCCTCGGTGCTGGTCTATTTGATGGTATTATGGGTGGTGGGGCACAAGCTGCTCAAGGTGGCGCCTCCGGCGGTGGTGGTGGTGATGCATCTGCGGGAGCTGCTAGTATCAATGACCCCAACGCTCGAGCACTTCTCAATGCGCTTTCTGAGGCAGAAGGAACATCTGACATGCCAAACAACGGATATAATACCCACTATGCTGGAGACCAAACACAAGACCTTAGCCAACACCCTGCTATCGTCAAACATGCAAGATACAGTAGCGACGCTTTCGGTAGATACCAATTCATGTCACCTACATGGGCAGGTGTTGGTGGAGCTGTAGCCGCACACGACGGCAAACCAGCTAAGGCTGGTTTTGATATGTCGCCAGAGAATCAAGACCAAGCCGCCCTGAAATTGGTTGCTGGCCGAGGAGTCAACATCTCAGACGGCCTTAGTCGCGCTGAGATCACAAAGCTGGGTGGTGAATGGGCATCCATCAAGGGTGGTGGTTATGGACAAGACTACCATGACGCCGATTCTTTCATGGCAATCTATAAGAAATATGGTGGAAAAGAGCAAGGGATGCAGACGGGTGGCATTGCACAGATGAAAGGTGGTGGTGCAAACAGTCGTTACAAGCAAGCACAAGATGAATTGATTGAAAGAATGGCAGATGCCAATCGCCCAGTTGTGGTCCCAATTCCAATGCCATCGGGTGGCAGTGGCAATGATGTGGTTCAGAACTCTGGATCACAAACAACTCCACCCATTCTTCCTGACGGTCCATCGACAGTTCAGGCAGCTGAGTATCTCTATCGTCTTAATATGGGTTCTGCGTTCTGATGACAAACACACAGTTCTCCGATCCAACACAATACCGAGTCAATTCTGTAACTCTCGCAGGAGAAGACGCTGTTGGTATCTACAAGTCTCTTTCTATCTACGAGAATATCTACAGTCCAATCATCACTGGAACCATCACCATTATGGATACTGATGGTTTAGACTTTATCGGTAGTTATGATATTGAATTCAATGAAGAGATTGAGTTCTCATTTACCAATGCCAATGATGAAGAACTCACTTTCACTGTAAAGATGAATGGGATACGTAATGAA